CTCTACACCATCATATATCATGTTGGTGATTGGTAACCCATGTAACATTTCGTTTAACCAAACGAATTGTCTTTTCATAGATTCTCTTTCATCCTCATCGTTCATCAAATCAGCATACTGACGATTACTCGAAGTTTATTTGAATCTCTTTGTGCTTTATATCCACTAAATCTTTTCTTTCTTTGTTGAGAACCACCTTTCCCATCAAATACTACAACAACACGAGTCGGTTGAACTTGTCTAATGGCATATCCAATAGATTTTAAAGTACCAGTTACACCACCAACATGGTCACCATCATCATTCATTGTAGGAATGGATGACCAACATCTGATAAATGTATTTAAACCATCGATAATTAGAACCCTATCATTTCGGTTCTTATCGATATTTTGGTTATGGTCTTTTTCAACCGATTCTAAAATGTTCTTGTAGAGTTCTTTCATGTAAGAAGTTCTTTGTTATCTGATGTACTCTCATACACATTAAGTGCTTCTAATCTATCTAAAGAATCAGCAAGTAATGATAATGCTTCTTCAGCATTTTTGTAGAAATCTTCAGTAGAGTGGTCACCAATACCAACTGACTTCTTATCTAATAAGTCGAGAGATAGTAGTGCCTTAGCTTTATCAGCCTCGGCACTCTTTCTCAACATTGTAATTAATTTACTCATATTGAATTTTTATTCTGGTACTTCGGTATCAATTTCCATACTATCGATATCCAAGGTATCTGATTTGTATTGTAGAATTGATTCTTCACAAATCTTTTTATAAATCTGTTCTCTTACATCATCTCTATCTTCCATTAATTCAATGAAATCTTTTGATTGAAATTTGAGTTCTTCACCAGTTTCAGTATCAATATATGTGTACCAAGCACCTGCTTGTTTAACTAATTTATTGTCTTTCATAACTTTAAGCCATGAACCATAATTATCGATTCCTCTATCAAAGTAAATTTCAAAATCGGCTGCTCTCAATGGAGGACCCATTCTGTTCTTTACTACTTGACATCGAACCTTCATTCCAACAACCTTATCGTTGCCGTTTACCTTCATTTTGATTTGTCCCATTCCCTTCAATCTCAATCTTACAGAGGCATGGAAAGCTAGTGCTTTACCACCCGAAGTTGTCCATGGGTCACCAAAAGGCATTGCGTTCATCTTCTGTCTAAGCTGATTAGTAAATACCAAAGTAATTTTCTGTCTACCAATCATATTGGTAATCTTCCTCATTGCTTTGGAGATAATAATTGCTTTATCAGTAGCATATCCATCTTTACCATAATCAGCCGCTAGTTCTGATTTAGTTGATGCTGCTGCAACTGAATCTACTACGATAGTAACAATTTTATCTTTTGAAGTTTCACGCACTTTCTCAATGATTGTTTCAGTAAAATCAAAGATTTGTTCAACTGAATCTGCGGTTACATAAAGAAGTTTAGATACATCCACACCGATAGCTTCTAAAAATTCTCTACTTACTGCAGTTTCTGTGTCAATCAATACCGCAACTCCACCTTGTTTCTGTGTTTCAGCTAAAAGGTGTGCAGATAGTAATGATTTTCCACTTTGTTCCAAACCAGTAACTTCTGTGATTCTACCAACAGGTAAACCACCATAAGGGCGATTGGAAATGGCAACATCCAACATAGCAGCTCCAGTCGATATCCACCCTTCTACATTTGTAGGGGCAGTATCATCATCTAAAAAGAATGCTACTTTTGAATCTTTTGATTGTTTGTTTAGCTCACCCGCTAGGATATCCGCTAAATCCATTTCTTTTTTCTTCGCCATTTAGTTAGGTTTAGTTGTTAAACAAATCATCAAATGCTGCTGCAACATCTTCTGTTTTCTTTGAATCTGAAGATGTAGTTGTTTCCTCTGATTTAGTTTCAGTTTTAGTTTCTGATGAAGTTGTTAAATTTTGTTGTGATACAGATTGTTCTTCTGATTCATTAGTTGGATTTAACCAACCTTCTAACACTCCTTTTAATTCATCGTAAGATAACTCTGAATATAAATCAGTTATTTCAGTTTGACCTTCTAAAAATGAAGTTGCTTTTGCAGAATCTTCACTTAATGCAGTTTCACTTGGTTTAACTCTGATTGTAGTAGTTGGATAAGTAGTACCAGCTTCTTCTGCTGATTTGTACTCGATTGTTAAATCTCTACCACTTGTTGGGTCGGTGATATCACCATAGTCAGGGTCTGCAATATAACCAAGAATTTCTTGATATACAGTTTTACCGAATCCCCAAAATCTTACTCCCTCACCTTCTTCACCTCTAACGATAACAGGTACGAAAGTTCTTAACTTTGGTTCCATAGCTTTTGCAGCCTTCCAATCTTCTTTATCACCCATTCTTTTTAGTTTATCTGCAAACTCTACAATAGGGTCTGGTCTACCAAAAGATTGTGGTGAAAGATAAGTTTTGTTGTTAATGTTGTAGTGAAAATAAAGTTCAATGAAAGGATTATCTGGATTGAACTTGTAAGGAACGATTCTTACTTGATGTTTACCTGGAGTTGGTTTCCAAAGTGCATCAGTTTTACGTTGTGTGTTTTGTAGTTTGTTCAGTCTACCTCTGATTGCGTTAATGTCTAAAGCCATAATTTTACCTCTTTAAATGTTAATAATTAATGTTTTATCGGTGTGTGTTTTACTATATATAAATATACGAAAATTGAAAAAACCACCGAAAAATCTTCTCAAAATTCGTTATTTTTTTCACATAAAAAGTGATGAAAACCATCCTAAAAATATTACTATGAATACTAGAAATGCACCCATCTCTTCTTTATATTTTTCTTCTACCACAAAGTAGTGAAAGCCAAAGCTAAGTATTAATCCTATGATTACCCAAATTGTAGTGTTTATCATTTTTTATTAAATTTCGTTTATATAATCTACAAATTTTTGTAGTGAATCTTCATTAACTTTTTTTTCAAAACCATCTTTCCAAATGGGTTTTTTTGCATTTCTTTTCCCATCCATTAAAAAGAATACATCGTTTATATTTTCTTCATCCATATAATATTGGAAGGCCTTATCTGATACACAATTTTCAAGAGCAAGTATGAATGTTTTTGGTTTTGATGATAGTGATTCATTAATTCTACGAAAATCAGAAGAAGCTCTTTCCATAAAACATCTATCTAAATATGCTTTACATTCTCCTAACTTTTCCATATTATTATTTCTATCATAAAGGTGTCTATCTACTTGGAATTTTAATGTAATACCACTTTTACTTGTAGATGAAATATAATCATTCTTCTTTGATTCACCACTTCTTTCTGTTTTCCAAATCAAATCTAATAAAAGTTCAACTGAATCCTTCATAGTAGACCTAACCATTCCCATCTTGCCTTCTTTTGAAAAATTCTTGGCTTCTTTTATTTTTGATTCTATAAAATTAACATAAGTTTTTATGTTACTCATTTAGCCCATTTTTTGTTACTTACAATCTGTGCGATAATTCCATAAACTGATAAGTCTTGATATGAATCTTCGATTGCTTCTCCAACCTCATCTTTCTTACCTTGTACCACCATTTGTTTTAATCTTTGAATCTTATCATTCATCCTAAACCAAAGACCTGTTAGAGAAATGTTTATATCATCTTTGGTTTCTAAATTAGAACCAACAGAAATGTTATCTGGTCCGTAGTTTGCTTGTTTCTTACAGAAAAGTTCGTATTGAGTGAACATAATTCTTTTAAATTCCATAGTCATTTCTGGCCACTCCGTTTCCATCTTTTCTACAATATCTGGATTATCATATTGAATAACTGCGTATTCAACTTCATCAGGAGCTTTAAAATTTAATTTATGTTTTTTTGTAGTTTGTTTTACTACTCTTGGAGTAGTTTTTTTTGTAGTAGTTCTTTTTGCCATATAACCTTTTAAAATTTATTTAATACAAATATACGAATAATTTTTTAATTATCCAAATTATTTTTACAATTTTTTTTAATCATGATACCAGAATTCATCTCTGGCAATCACTTCCAATCGTTTCCACTCCGCTAATAACTCTTCACGAGTCCACTCAAAGTAGTTTACACTCCTATCCCTAAATCCATAGGCTTCTTTGTGTAAATCACTTATACATTGTAAAAATTGTTCTTTAGTCCATGTGTCAACTGTTGCCATAATTTTTAGATTTTAATAAAAGAAAGAGTTCCAAGCTGTATCAATACTCATTTTGTGTACACCTCTTCGTGGTTCAATATGTTTATTAGATTCGTATCTTCCTCGTTCATCCATATAGGTAACATAACCCTTTTCAGGATAAACACCAATTAATTTTGAACATAAGGTTGGAGCGAAGTTGTTAGAGAACTTTTGTCCAATTACTGCTTTTAAATCGTTTACTTCGTTTTGTGTGTAATACATATTTTAAGGTTTAAATGAATAATTTATAATTTTTTTCTTCGTTTGTTGCCGCAACTTCATATGGGTGGTTATCGTATCTATAACCCATGTTGTAATATCTTTTCATCCATGAAGGTGATTGAAGATAATGCTGATATTCATGAACCAAAGTTTCTACAATATGTTTTTTACTTTTCATTTTTGGATAGTAAAGAACAATTGAGTTATCAATTGAATCAAACTCTGCATCTGGTGATTCTTCTCCCATTGAACCATCATCTTCTTCACCACTCAATCTACCATAGATTGAAGTTTCATATTCAATATAAGGAGTTACTTCTGGAAAGAATTTTGAATACCCATAATACTTCTCAATCTTTGGGTAAACTTCCGAAACTATTTTTTGAATATCTTTTAACTTCATATCTTAATTATTTACATAGTAAATATACGAAAAAAAATC